ATTTGGCCTATACCAGGTGCTCGGCGGGCACCTAATTAAACTCTACGAAAGCCCAGAGGCTGGAGTTGACCACTTCTACTCGGACCCCGTTGGGGTGAGTTACGAACTCCTCACCTCATGGTTCAAGGATTCTAGAAGAGCCTTGTCCGCAGCCAGAGCTCTCGACTGGGAGATGCTCGCGAGGTACTACAACGGCCCAGGTCAGGTTCCCCACTATAAAAAAGCCCTAGAGCGCGAGTATAAAAAGGTCGTGTCGTGAGTGGGGGAGGGGACTGGGATCAACAAGACGAACAGATGACAATTATTGCAGTAATCTTTATTGTAGTAACTCTGTTGGTCTTGAGGTCGTGTCTCCTCCCAAAGGTAACCTGGGAAGAAAGGCCAGCCGCTCCGCCGGAGTCGCTGTACCAACCTGGGAGGTAGTGTGGAAAAGTTCCTAAGTAGAAAGCTAATGCTTACCGTTTTTGCCGTGACCCTTGTCGCTGGCACGAGTCTTGGTGGGCTAGATTTAAGCGACGAGTCGCTTAGTGCTATCGTGACGATGGTTCTCTCAATGGTTGGAGCTCAGGGTGTGATCGATACCGCTGAGGTGATCAAGTCTGGGCGCAAGGTCGCTGAGGTTGTTGAGGAAGTGAAGGAGGCATCTGAAGATGAGTAAGAGAGCCCGACGACTGGCGAAGGAGAAGGACGCAGCAGCCTTCGTAAACAAGCACAACGACAAGATGACGGCGCTGCTACTTGACGTCACTGAGGATATTGGCTCTGAGCTGGTAGGTTTGTCGCAGATCCAACGTGACAGTCGGATCGCGCTCGAGGCAGCCCATCGTTTAGATAAAGCCATTAACATCCCAAACGAACTAGCCGAAGCCCTTGACTTCTTTGGCTTTTTCCTTGCCGCACTTGCGGTGCTCGGGGTGGTCAGGGCTGTCGAGAAGGATATGGCTCGAAAGAAAGAGCGGACAGAGAAGCTCAAGCGTCGACTTGAGGAGCGTGGCCCGAAGATGGCTGCTGCAGCAAAGCGACGGATCGAGCGGAGAATTGCTAAGCTTGAGGCTGCAACAATGGCTCCGAAGGTTTAGCTCTGATGGACTACCGATACAAAAAGACATCTCCATCGTCAGCCTACGGTCGTCCGAAGAAGCAAGATAAAAAAGAGACCGCAAAGAAAAAGAAGCGTACCGTTGACTCGACGACAAGAAAGCGGAGTAGGTAATGGCGACATCAAGTACAGCGAAGCAAGGCGAACCTATTGGCTCAGCTCTGTTCACCGTGACAGAGACTGGTAAGACGCCGACTGCGGTCAACCTAGACAACGGTGCCTCTGGTACTGGGATCTTGCTTGTTGAGATCGACAACACTGCGAACTCGGTCGCCTCGTACCTGAACCTATACGACGTAGCCAGTGGCGGCACGATCAACGTAGGATCAACAGACGAGAGCTTCGTCTTCATGGCCCCCGCTTCGTCTCGAGTTACCTACGCTTGCCCTGATGGGGCTCACTATGGGTCAGGGCTGTGGGCGGCAATCGTGGCGTCTCCTGGCACATCGAACGCCCCGAGTTCGACCGTGAACGCATACATCCTCGTCAACACCTAAGGAGTTAATCTAATGGCTCTTGCAGTAAAAAGTTCCGGAGTATCTAGCCCATTTTCAGTCCGTGGTATCGACATCACAGACCTGGAAAATACAGGGCTAAACGACTTCCTCAGCTCTTCGACCACGGTGTACACGCTAGACCTAGACAACACAGCGACTGGCGCTGTCACATACTTCAAGCTTTACGACAACGCATCCCCGACCTACGGGACTACCGACCCGGTATTGATGATTGCTGTGAAGGCCTCTGCTCGTCAGGTCTGGACGGTAGCGCAGGGCCTGAGTTTGACCAACGGTCTATCTATGATGGCCTGCGATGCTGATGGTGCCGACAGTGGAGGTAGCCCAGCAAGCAACTTCAACGTAAGCCTGGTGGTTTCCTAGGCCCTTCCTGCTGAGCTCCCAATAGGTGTAAGCGTGTTGTTGAGCTCGCTCACGGCGTGCTCTTCTGTGTCCAGTTCCATGTACTCGATCTCTTTCCCAAGGACAGACTCGTTTGGTTGTTCTAGAAACCTTTCCCACGCGGACTCAAGGGCTTCATCGACGTCTTCACCAAAGCCAACTACCGGAAAGTGGAACTTAAACATTTTCATTCTTTAACTCCCGCCGCTTGTTTATTGCCGCGTCAATGTGAATGAAGCACTCTTCACAACACACCTGATACCTGACCTCGAGGGTCAGCCCTTCCTTCCACTCTACCGGGATAAGCTGAGCTGGGGCGCAGTAAGACTTCCCTATTGGCTGGCCACAAAGCTCGCAGTCACCCTCAGAGAGCTTCACGATCTTCTTTGCTGACCTTCGTATGTCGTGTAGTCCCCGGATCATTTCACTTCCTCCAAGGGTGGTCTTTTGTTTTTCGGAAGATGGAGCCACGCTTTGAATTCTGGGTCATTCTGGGCACGCCTAAGGTCTGCGATTGCCGAGTCGACCCTCAACCGCTCCTCACCAGTCAACCTTCTTGACCTAAGCATCGTCAAGATATTCAGTGTGTGTTTGATGCTTATCAACTCTCTCATCCCTCTCCCCTTCCTAGCGTCCTTCGGCAGTACTCTGCAATGTTGCAGGCATCTGCTAGCCCATCGTCTGGTTTTGTTTTTCGTCCCGGTGTCAGGTCAAGTGCGGGGACGAGTCTCCTGCAGGCGGCGATGCTCCTTGGTTTTGGATCGTCTCCCCCTGGGCAGATCTCCGACTGCCAGCGCTTAGGTTGGACGATGTCGTAACGACAGCCTAGCCCCGTCAGAAACCCGTCTAGCCTCCCCCAGTTCTTCCCCATAGTTATCGCTGACCCAGCCCCCATCCTTGGAGACGGTCGAGCTCCTAGGGCTTCTATGGTGGCGCAGATGCTGTCGACAGTACATCCCTCCTCGTAACAGACGCCCTCAAGCCAGGAACAAAGAGCCGTGAGGTCAAGGTCCCGTCCCATGTGGGGAAGGTTTGTTGACCCGGCGAGGGTGCCGTCCCCCCTAAGGAGGACGGCAGCGCCTTTCTTTCCGGGGTCAACCCCCAGGTAGAGCTTAGAACGGGATGTCATCGTCGTCGCTCAGGTTGTTGTCGGTTGACTCTGGAGCAGAGAACTCGTCGTCTACTACTTGGTTGAAGTAGAAGTTCGGGTATCCCGAAGCGCTTGTCCGCTGGCGCATCTTCAAGACCTTGCCCTGCAGGGCGGAGACCACAATCCCCGCCTTATTGTTGCTTCGATTGTAGACCTCTTCGCCCGAGGGCATGGCTCCGAGGAGCAACATGAAGTCGTCAGCCAGAATCTGCAGGCCAATCTGAGAAGCACGCTGGTACTTCTCAACGTACTTACCCTTGCACAGTCCGTCCACAACCTCGAGCCCCCACTTGTAGCGCTCAGGGTTTGGCTTCCCATCATCATGGGTCCAGTAGTCAAAGGATGTTACGGCAACCGTGTACTCTCCGTCCTGGAGTTCGTCTCTCTCCCGGCGACCGTTGCTGGTGGTGGCTCCTCCCGGAGCCTTTGGGGTAATCGTGTTCCACATGTCGTTAATACTCATCAGTTAGTTTCCTCAGCAGTTGCCTCAAACGAGGCGGTAAATGCCTTTCTCAAGGCGTCAAAAGTCATTTCAATAGTTTCAGGCATGGGTCGACCGATCTCTCCTCTGGACCCACATTCAATCTCAACCTTTCCATCTCGGTGTGGAGCTGTTCGGATCCGACGAACTCCGTCTTGTCCCATCTCAGCTCGGAAAATAAAATCAACAGCGCCATGAACAACCTTCCTAGCGCTACCGGGGAGGGCTGACGTCACCAACACCTCACCAGTCCTCTTTCCTTGGTCGTCAACCTCCAACTCCCGCTTCTCGTGGGACACAAAGATGACAGCCATTCCTAGGGTCCTGACTGTGGTGATCGCTCCGTTCAACTTTCGTCTAGCTAGCTTGTAACCCTTGCCAAAGCCGCCGTCACCGAGGTCTTCCCACCCGTTGTCGTTGCAGACATCGTCCATGAGAAACTCGTACAGGTTGTCAATCGTGTCGATGACAAGAGTCTTCCATCGGTGCTTGCCCTTGTTCTTCTTGAGCTCGCCCACAACGTTCCTGAAGTCGGTCCAGTTGTTGACTTGAATGTCGGCGGCTTCCATCGCTGCAGTCCCTGGCTCGGTAGCGAGGAACAGGGCTTCAGGCCACTGGTTACAGAAGGTTGTCTTCCCAATCTTAGGAGGCCCGTAGACCAGCCATAGGTAGGAAGACAGCGTGCGCTTGGGCTCGTGTCTTTCTTTAGGGATAAGGCTCATAGTGTGTTTCCTTCACTTAGTTCTTGATGGGGTCGAGAGACCACATCGTATGAGTCGCGGGAAACTGCCCCGCAACAAAGGTCTAAAAAGCGACATCGACCATACCGACCGACGCAACTCTCTGTGTTTCTTGGGGCGAATGCCCCGTTCTCTACGGCAAGGATCCGTTTATGTAACTCCCAGGCCTCCATTCTCCAGAGCTTCATCTGCTCCTCTGACCTAGTTACTGGCTCAAGGTGGAAGTAGAAGTCGGGCCGGTCTTGGTAGTCTTTCTGGATCCTTTCAATGTAC